AGCCCGCCCCTACGAGATCCACGACTTCGACGTGCTCGCCGCCTACCTGCCCGACCTCAATCAATTTGTCTTCTGGACCTTCGACGACATCAGCAACCGCGTCAGCGTCCGCTACGACCCAAATAAGCACCGGAAACCCGGTAACTGGGACTTGCTCAACGATGTCGCGGAATCGCTAACAATTTCTGGGCCTAAGACAGCAAATGTCCCACCCCATCCTTAATACTCCCTAAATATTTATGAAACCCGCCAAAAGCACCAAGAAAAAGGCGAGCGCCCCCAAAGCGCCGAAAACCAACCTCAACATCAACGTCGAATACGTCGAACAAATCGCCGACGAAAGCATCGCCACGATCATGGCTCTCCGCGCCCTCGTCCGCCAGCTCGCCACCGAACTTGAGGAGGCCCGCAAATGACCCTGCACAACGGCAAAACCCTGTCCCTCGAATATGAACCCACCGGCCCGCTGTTTGGCCGGCTCATGCTTGAGGCTCAGTCGATCAACGCAGCCTGCGACCGCTTCCTCGCCAAACGCGGGCTGATCACGCAGCCATCCTTCCGCAATTCCAACTTCATCTTCGGCCGCGGCAAACGGAGGGCGAGCAAATGAGCACCATGATCCCCGAGTTGGTTGTCGGCTCGGTCGGCTTCGGCAGCAACTTCGCGGACAACACCGCCTCGCTCGAGGCGCAAGTCCGCGAGCTGATCCGCTCCAACAATCGCCTCATCCGCGTCATCAACCGCTGCGTCAAGCCCAGCAACGAAGTCGCCAACGAGGCGCATGACGCCATCGAAGAGGCCACCGCCATCCGATGAGCCTTCCCTACGAGCAAGCCCGCGCCATCGCTCAGGCCCGCCACTTCCTGACCGAGCTGGGCACTCCGGGCAAAATCAAGCGCATCCCCGCCGAGATCCGCCGCGAGGCCCGCGCCCGCCTCAAGCACATGCCGATGTCGTGGGATATCCCACGCATCGCCGAGGACTTGGGCGCCTTGAAGAATATGGAAAAGCTCGAGGAGCACTACCGGAAGGTCTTTTGGGAGGAAGTGAAGCGATGAGCGCCGGCAAAGGCGACAGCCCGCGGCCGGTCAACGGCGACCGCTACCGGCGCAACTACGAGGCGATCTTCCTTAAAGAAGACTCCCTCTCCGACATCCTCACCAAGGTCCGCGAGCAGTTTCCGTATCCCGCGTGGATCTGCCGCCCCTGCGGCGAAGCCCACGGCCGCGGCATGCCCAAGGGCCACGTCTCCACCTGGCACGAAGACACCTGCGGCATCTGCGGCAGGGTGACTTCCGTCAGCGAACCCCGCGATTTCGGCCACCTAAAAAAATGGCCCATCCTCCCAAAAAACCCTTGACCCTCATGCCTACAGTTGCCAACATATGCCAACAGATCACGCCACGACAGAAAGCCGTAAAACGTCATGGCCACTGAGCATCAACCACCACCGCCGCCCGAACACCACATCACACCATGGCTCGAAGAATCATTTCGCTTAGTCGATGCAGCCTGCGACCGCTGGGAACGTCGCCGCGCACAGCTCGCCCGGAGGAAGGAAGAAAATGAACGCGCTCATTCTGACCTACCTCGCGCTGATCGTTCTGACGTTCATTGTCATAGTCGTTCTGGAAAACAATGACGACGGAGGCGCCGCCTAACATGAAACGCACCGTCCCACAAAGCCCCGCCACCGAGCGCACCGTCCTCGGTTCGCTCATGGCTGATCCCAAACTTTGCGACGAAGTCTCCGGCATCCACGCCGATCTTTTTTACACGCCCGCGCATCGCCTCATCTACGAGACCATCGCCGAGGTCCGCGGTGAAGGCGGCACGCCCAACGTCATCGCCGTCACCCAGCGCATCGACGCGCAGCACAAGCTCAACTTTGTCGGCGGCGCCGGTGCCCTCACCGAGATGCTCGGCGACTACGCCGGCGGCAGTGCCGCGGTCGAATATCACGCGCAAACCCTCCGCGACCTCCACGCCCGCCGCCGCATCATCGACGCCTCGGTCGCCATGCAAGCCGCCGCCCAGGACATGGCCACGGACGCCGACAGCGTCCTCCAGCAAGCCGGCGAAAGCGTCCTCAGCCTTTCCCTCACCACCGCTACCGACAGCATGCGCGCCCCCAGCGCCATCGTCCCGGGCCTCCTTGAAGAGCTGGAGAGCCTCATGGCCGGCGGCAAAAAGCTCGGCCTGCAGACCGGCATCCGCGACTTCGATCAAGTCACCGGCGGACTCCGCGGAGGTCAGCTCACCATCATCGCCGGCCGCCCTGCCATGGGTAAGAGCGCGCTCATGCTCAACATGGCCGACAACATGGCCCGCCGCGGCGTCCCGGTTGTCTACTTCAGCCTCGAAATGCCCGCCAACGAGTTGGCCGCGCGTGTAGTCCTCGGCCGCGCCGAGACCAACACCGAGATCATCCGCAACGGATTCCTCACCGCCAGCATCAAGCACCGCATCTTCGACGCCGCCACGCAGTTTTCCACAGAACCCCTCTATGTGGACGATCGTGGCGGCCTCACCCTCTTGGACATCCGCGGCCGCGCCCGCCTCGCCGTCCGCCGGTGGAACGTCAAGTGCATCTTCGTCGATTACCTCCAGCTCGTCAGCCATTCCAGCGCCCAAAGCCGCGAAAACGAAGTCGGCTTCGTCTCCCGCGGCCTCAAAGCCATGAGCATGGAGTTAGGCATCCCGGTAGTCGCCGCCGCCCAGGTCAACCGCCAAGCCGAGAACCGCAGCGACAACCGCCCAAAGCTCTCCGACCTCCGCGAGAGCGGCAGTATCGAGCAAGACAGCGACATCGTTTGCCTGATCCACCGTCCCGCCTACTACGCCGTGCAAGACGAGGAGCCGGAAGTCCAAGACGCCGAGTTAATCGTGGCGAAGCATCGCGCCGGCCGCACCGGCACGCTCAACCTCACATGGCGTCCCTCGCTCACCCGCTTTGAAGGCACCGCACCCGCGGGACGCACCAGCGACAGCGACGGCTCCGTCTACGCACCGGCGAAACAACTTTGGGAGGCCATCAATGAATAGTCTTGAGCTAGTGCCGATTAGTCTGCGTGAAGCCAATGATTTTGTTGAGCAGTTTCACCGGCATAGCAAGCGCACGGCTCGCAACGGCGGGAAGTTTGCTATTGGGCTTGGAAATGACGAAGGGCTGATCGGCTGCGCCATTGTCGGCAATCCGCTGTCTGCAACTTTCATGGACGGATTTACAGCCGAAGTCTTGCGCGTTTGCGTTCAGCCAGATGCCCCCAGAGGCGCATGTTCAATGCTATACGGTGCGGCGTGGCGCGCGTGGCGCGCAATGGGAGGGAAGCGCCTTGTGACTTACACGTTGCAGGCAGAAAGCGGAGCAAGCCTTCGCGGCGCAGGCTGGAAAATTGTCGGCGAAGTCAAAGCCATGAAAGAGGGCGACAACTGGCGTAAGGCGGTTAGCCAAAAGCGCGAGTGGCAGCCGATCTACGGTCAGAAAAAATTCCGGTGGGAGGTCGCAGCGTGAATAGCCGAGCCAAAGGCGCCCGCGGAGAGCGCATGTGGCGCGACGAGCTGCGCGAAGCCTTCGGCGACTCCGGTATCCGCCGCGGCCAGCAGTTCAGCGGTCTCGGCGACTCGCCCGATGTCGTCTGCCCGTGCCTCCCCGACTTCCACTTTGAGGTGAAGTTTTGCCAGGTCGTGAAGATCCGCGACTGGATGGCCCAAGCCATCCGCGACGCCAAGGCCAAGCTCTTCCCGGTCGTTGCCCACAAGCGCAACGGCGAGGAGTGGTTCATCACGCTCCGCGCGCAGGACTTCCTCACCATCCTTCGCCGCTCCGATTTTCTAGTCCCAACACAAAACCAACAACCAACCAACGCATAATATGCCAAACAAAACCCTAACCACACCCGTGGGCATCGCCCGCTATCCTCACCTCAACCGTCCCGACACCAAGTTCGACGACGTGGGAGTGTTCAAAGTCAACCTCGAGCTGACCGCCGAGGAAGCCGAGCCGTTCATCAAACAAGCCGAGGAGCTTTTCTCCGCATTCGTTGCCGAGAAGAAAGCCGAGCTGAAGAAAGACAAACTCAAGCTCCACGCCGCGCCGTGGGAAGACAACGACGGTCTCGTTCAGTTGAAGCTCAAGGTCAAAGCCGTGGGCAAAGACAAGGCCGGCGAGACCTACAGCCGCGCACCGAAGCTCTTCAACGCCTCCGGCGACATCATCACCGACAACATCGGCGGCGGCAGCAAGATCCAAGTCGCGGTCGTTCCCTACTGCTGGTACACGGGCACGCTCGGCGCCGGCATCACGCTGCAGCCCAAGGCTGTCATGGTGCATGACCTCGTCACTTGGGGCGATGGCGGCAGCGCCGTGGCCTACGGCTTCGATGTGAGCGAAGCCAAGCCCGCCGCACGCAAGACCGGAACGGACGACGAAGAGATCACCTGGTAACCCCCATGCCAGCGAAAAACACCACAGTCAAAAGGGGGGCGGCAAAACGCCGCTCTCCTTCCAAAGCCGCCAAGCCCGCCGAGCCGGATCGCTTCACCGAGGACGGACGCAAAATCGTACGCCTCGAAAAGACCCGCGCCCACCAGAAGTATCCGCTGAAAGATGGCACCGACGTTCCCGGCGCCTCAACCATCGCCAAAATCGGCGAGGACAGCAGCGGACTCATCCACTGGGCGTGGAAGCTCGGCATGGACGGTCAGGATTACCGCAAGGTCCGCGACAAGGCCGCCGACATCGGCACCGTGGCGCATTTCATGATTGAGTGCTTTCTGCACAACCATGAACCCGACCTGAGCGAATATTCGCCAGCGGACGTGGAGAAAGCTGAGGTCGCCTACCAAAACTTCCGCCGCTGGTGGGACGAAGAAGGTCTCACCGTCATCGAGCCGGA